GCTTTCATTACTTTTCCTTATACTTTTAGCAAATCTTCCTTGATCTTTGCCACGAATCGCACTGATTAATTTTTTCTCTAAAATTTCCGAAGTATCTTTATCATAATGCTTGTTAATAAGTTCTATTAGATTAATGGCACTGGTGATTATATTATGGGCCCTATTTTCAATAATATGATTAATATCTCTATTATTTCCAATAATCTCTAATTCTTCTAATAAGGAACGAGTTCTCTTTTGCATAAATATTATCCTATATGTATTTATGCTTATTGCTTTTTTAAAGAATTGAGCAATGCTTTCAGCTTGGTGCTTTGAACATCTGCTGTTATATGTTTATTCGAAGATTCTAATATTTCACCTGTATCCTGATCAATTATTTCATTAGAAGATTGTAAGGTAGATTGTGTTTTTAATTTACTCATCAGATCATTTGGACTAGGTTGAATATTGTTAGATTTATATGAGTTTGTGCCATCGGGATTAGGATCAGTTATCCTTAGAGTTTCTACATTGAATTCTAGTTCAATTTTTTGTCCTACTCCAGAACTACTGCGAGTTTTCATTAATTGAAGTTGATATTGGCCGCGCTCACGCATTGATCTAGAAGTAAAAATACCAAATACATTGTCTGCGGTATTGATCTTAGATATGCCACCTGAAATATGACTATGATCAAATTCAATTTCTTCAACCGCTGATCTGTTCAATTGACTGGCAGTCACAAATAATATATTCATCTCTTTTGCTAGATTACGTAGTTCTTCACTAACATACTTGTCCTTGACGAATAGATCGCTAGGGCTAACTTTAGCACTTACGGGCATTAACAAGTCTAGATAATCTACGCATAAAAAATCTAGTTTTACTCCTGTTTGGATCTGTAATTCTTTACAATATGCACGTAAATCATTAACCGTACTTTGTGCTGGCATATATTTTATACGCAATTTTCCTGCTTTCTTAGACAACATCTTGACCTTCATCTCAACATTATCAATCTCTTTGAAAATTTCTCGACTACTGGTATCGGTCATCATGCTGTCAATACGCATACTACATAGACCTTCGCTAAGTTCTAATGTAACATATACCCCATTCAACCCTGCTTGTGCCCAGTTAACAGCCAAATTTTGCATGAATAGACTTTTTCCCGATCCTGATCCTCCTGCAAAAATTTGTAATTCTCCTCTATTAAATCCTCCATATAATTTCTGATCCATACTAGGCCAACCTGTACTATTTTGTCCATTATTGGATTTCAATGCCATTAGTCTACCTTTAGGATCAGCAAAGTAATCAGTGCCCATATCTTTTTGTAAACTAATTTGAACTGCATCTTTGATTAATTTTTCTACAGGATCAAAATCACCCTTTTCCAATAGGTCAGCCGATTTAAGAATTGCACGCTCTAATTCTTGTCTTTTTGTAAAACTTTCAAACTCTTCTAAAAACCAATCAGTATGTCCATCATTGATTTCAGGAATTAAGTCGATATCTATACCGGTCACTGCTTTAATTTGTGTAGGTTCAGGCATAATATTATATTTTTTACTATGCTCTACTATGAATTCAGCCACTGATTTCAATTTTTTTTCGAAATTAGTAGGATTCATGATGTTTGTTATTCTAGTATAAAGTTCTGCGTTTGTAACCATCATACGAAGGAACAAAACCTGCATATCAGTATTATATTCTTTGCTTGCCAATCTTTTTCCTCTGCATTTCTATTTTTACTTTGTTTGTTGTGGCGTTCTGTAATATACTTAATAATGTACAAAATTTACCATATTTTACCACCGCATCATTAACATCTTTTACATCAATGTCCCAATTAGGAATGCTAACGCTATATCCTAACTCTAATGCCCTATCGCATGTTTCCAAGCCCGTTTTATCACGATCCGGAACAAAAATTATTCTTTTGTTCAGTGTAGCCAATAGATAAACTTGATCATCATTTATTGTATTATGTGTTAATGCACATGCATTTATACTTAATGCATCAAATATTCCTTCTACCAAAATACATACTTGCCAATTTGATTTTTGAAAGTCTAATCCAAACACATACCCCGATTGTTGTTCGTTTATGTATTTAGGTATCTTATTATCTAAGAACCTACTAGTATGACCAACAATTTTATTTTGGTAAGTATAAGGGATAATAATTCTATTTGACATTCGTCCTAATTCATTAGGAGTAACTAGATAAGGATAAGACTTGAAATCTATTCCTCTCTTAGATAGATAATCTATGTACACTTTATGTTTATCATTTTCAATATCTAATAGTTCACCTTCAGGTAATTCACGTTCCTTAAATTTTACTTTTAGTTTTTGTTTTTTTACTTGTATATATGAGAGTAAATCTTTATGCTGTAAACTTGCTAAACTCCATTTTTGAATTTCATTCTCATCTATTCCGCACCAAGTTAAAAAGGTTTTTGTATTTTTTGTAAAACTTTTTCCTAATGTAAAACCACACTTGAATCCACAATTGAAGCAGTGCATACTCCAATTGTCTCCGTCAAATTTTATTCCGCCGCGACTACGACGATCAACCTTATGACCTCGATTATGGCAGCAGATAGCATTAAAACTATGCCAGCCACTTTGAGTAAGTTTTTTTCTACCCGGAACAATGGTTAAGATATCAAATATCATACTACTATTTTATCATAGTATGTAGTTTTATTCAAGTAAATGAAATTTTTATCTAGCCAATATATTGGTTACTGCGCCGGCATTACTAGTAAATGCCATTCTTACATAGGGATGGTAACCTGTTACTGTATATCCTTGCGTATTACTGTTATTAGAATAAGCAGAAGTGGTTATAGGATACCAATCACCATCAACAATACTAGATCCTTCTACTAAAATATCCCCATTATATTGATCTAATCCAACTTGAAGTGTTAAGATTGAGTTATCTTCAGTGCTCATTACACTACTATAATATGTGTTTGCATTGGGTAGTGCATTTCCCGGACTATTATTGGGATCTAAGTTTGGAAATGGTTGACCAGTGGGAATAGATATATTGGCCGATGGCACAAATGCAGGAAGAACAGAATTTACTATGTTCATATCACCACGAGCCCCTGCATTTTGATCTACAAATACTGGAAAATCAAATGCTCCTACTGGAATTTCTAAAGAATAATGTGCTTTTTGTGCATCAATATCTTCTATATCTGCCGCGTTCAATGTTAGTACCGCCAATCCATTAAGAGCGTAAGTTAAATCAAGTCCTTTTTGCAATAAAACTTCTGTACCATCATAACTAATAATTCTTAAGGTTATTTCTTTTCCTGTAATGTCAACCGGTTTTTGTTCTTGGTTTAAAAATTGAAATTGAATTTGATTATCTACACCTTTGTGTAGAGTCAATGGCTTAGCGTATACGGGCATATATCTCCTCGCTGAGTTTCCGAATATCAATACAACTATTTGTCGTTGTGTATAAATAAAGACAGGTGTTGAATACACAGAATAATCCTCTTTCTTGTATTTAGTACTATAATATTAAAATATTAAGTTCGGGTAAAAAAGAGTAAATAATTAGATCCGAGATTATTTTACGATGATACAACAAGAGTTTTTTAAAAAACTTAGCGAAACACACCCATTCATAACAGTATGTTCGTATGCCTACCAAGACTATGTAGGCATAATACAAAATAGAGATGAAAACGTAACCACTATATATGATTATGGAGCAATAGTAGAATCTAATATAAAAAATAAATTCTTAGAATTGGGTGATATTTGGTGGTGGGAAAGTAATAGACTTATACCTATAAATTTATTTTTAAAAGAAGAATGGACACCATTCAAGCCTTATCTAAGAACATTCATAAACAAAAGTTTAATTATTTTGCATGGTCCTGTCACTAGTATGAATGAATTACATAAACGTAGATCAAAAAGACGTAGTATTACGTTAATAAAAAGATTATCTTAACTTCTTTTTTCTTTTCTTCAATCCCAGTGTTAGTACTAAGTTGCTAACCTTACCATTAAATGTAATACCATTTAAATGATCTAATTCATGTTGGAACGCTACTGCCATAATACCTGACAATTCTTTTTCAAAAAAGGTTCCATATTCGTCTTGATATCTAACTCTAATGACATTATGTCTAACAATAGGTAAATATAAGTTTGGGAAACTCAGGCATCCTTCAGTATTTTTTACTAAATTATATTCTTCTATGATTTCAGGATTAATACATGTCATAATATTTTCAGGTGTGCCAATCACAAATAATCTTATAGACAATCCTACTTGAGGTGCAGCTAGACCTATCCCATTATAGTGTAGCATTGTTTCGGTCATATCAGATATTGTTTGATGTAAGGTTGTACCATCAAATGACCATGACGGAATTGTTTTATGTAATATAGGATCTGTTTCTGGAACTAACTTAAGTATCAAAAGTAGACTCTAATAAATTCATATGCACAACTACAAGGTGCGAGTAGGCCAAGCTATGACTTTTTTTAAAAGTGTACCCATCATTTCCCTTATCCCATACTGTTTTAGCAATTTCTTTCCATGTTCTACCTGCTAAATGTTTTTTACCAGGTCTAATAATTGCAAGAAACATTGCTAGCCTAGGAATAGAATTCACCGGTTCAGGCATATTATGCAAGGTGGAATAATGATTACCTAAGTGAATTAATTTTTCCACAAAATCACGATTTTTAAGATTGTCCCAATTGGGTTCCCGCATCAATTCAATAAGATGTAACTCATCACGTACTTGATTGTAAACATGAACATTCAAAAAATCCAACTTAAGGTAGCCGCGCCCTTCAGCATCAGCATAGTCAATAGATGCCATATCATTGACAGGATCATATGGAATTTCAGTAACATAAACCCCGGTCGCATGTTTACGTATAGGATTTATCTTACGCATACTTGCCGGGATATGTTCAATTAATGACAATATTTTTTCTCTGTCACCGAAATCTATATCTATATCTGAATTAAATTTCATGCTTTAACTAACTCAGCCTTGATTAATTTTTTGTATGCGTCTTGCACCACAATAGCCTGATGTTCAGCATCTTCAATTGCTTTATGTGTAGTTTTGCTACCATATTTTTTATCTTTAAGACTTACTCCGGTCACTTCATATATAGTCCTAGTATCTCTTACGGTGTAAAACGGCCATGGAATAGGATTAGGATACTCAGTTAATGTTTGTCTGAACGCATGTTCACATGCTACTATATCGAAACTTGCACCGTTACTCCAAACTGCACGCCTATTCCAACAAAATTTATAAAGAGTTTCCATACAAGACTTAAAAGATGTTCTACCTTGATCACCTAATGCTTCTTCAAGTGCATCAGGACTTTGAGTAGCCCACCATTTCAATGTGCTATCATTTATTACTCTAGAATAAATTTCTGTCTGATCCTCTACTGTTGGTCTAAGTTCTAATCTTTCTATTACTCCCATACCTTTTGGGTTAAAAGATACTGCTCCTATTGTCAAAATGACACAATCAGGACTGGTATCTAATGTTTCTAGGTCGATCATAACATCTGTGCTCATAATATCTCCCGATCATTTGTTTTCCAAATATTATCATCAGAACGAATTTCATTTATTATACTATCTTCAAGATAATTAAACAATAGTGCTGGGCGATCCAAATTAGTTGGATTCGGCATACTACTATGCAATAATCTAGAGTTATACAATAAAATAGTTCCTTTAGGGAGTGTAGGTTGTATACAATTTTTCAAAAACCATGAATTGTATATCCCTTGATAGCATAGATTTATATTAAAATCTTTGTGTTGACTATTCGGTACTATACCAGTAGAGCCATTTGTATGGTCTAAATCATATAAAGAACATATTGCCTGTATTCCCAAAAATCGTTTATCGTAATTGAATTTTTTGAATCTATGCGGGGTATCTACATGTGGATTTACCCATTTACTATTTGCAGATATAGTTACTATGTCACTTGAATACCAAGATGAATTGTTTAACAAAGCATCTACTTTTTGTTTTATAATATTGTTGATTAAAATAATCTCAGGCCAATCCATTACTGATTGGCTCCACCAAACACTGATATCAGGCAAATTTTTAATATCATTATTTTCTGCATACTGTTTATTAGAACTAGATGCACGCACTGGATATAATGTATTGAGTTTACTAGTAATAGAATCTATTAAATCTATAGGAATTAGATTTTCATATATTGTATATCCTACACCTTCTATTACCTCATTTGTATTTGTTATCATAATTTATTTTTTAAGTATTTCCCATGTATACTTTTTACTAATTTCTTTTTGAATTTTTATTGCTTGGTCTTGATTCATAAATGCAACTCCATATATTTTATACATAGAGTGTAAATATCTAGAATATTCTTTGAAATTATTATCAAAATATACTAAATCTTTTATCCATAGTATGTCATATTCATTAGTGTTTAATTTAATTTTCAAACCGATTTCATGTGAATTTGTTAAGTTAAAAGAAAGTTCAATTAAATCAAAACTGGAAGTGAAACTGAGTAGGTTATCAGACCATGACAATATATAAAATGAATTAATTTGACTAATGTTAAAAATTTCTGACATTTCTTAAAATCTCAAACTAAACCAAACATAATTTTTTTCATATCTAAATTTTACACAAAACCTATCGTTAAAACTACACCACCTACAATGTTTTTCAGGATTGTTTATATTTTCATATAACCAATTTAGTGCCTCAATATGATTGTCTTTTATATTAGTATGTATTGTATGTTCGTACCACCCAGGATTAGTATCATAATACCCTTTTCTGTAATCATAAAAGTTTAAACTAGTAGGGAAAACCATATACCATTTTTACTTTTCTTAAAATAAAATATTACTGATCTAGTAAAATCCATATCACTTGAGATATGATTAAATTCGTATGAAATTGTATAATCGATTCCGTACCATAAATTGTTACTAACCAATAGTTGTATAAATTTAACTAAGTCAGTTTTGTCAAATATACTTACTATTATTTTGGTACCTATCATGGTTTTTATTAATAACCTGACTCATTTAATATTTCTTTAACTTGATTAACCTCATCATTATATCTTAAAAATTTTAATGCCCATTTTTCAGGATTTATATAATCTAAAATCATTTTTATCTGAGTATTATCTAAACTATCAATAAATTCTATACCACTCCTAGATTGATATAGTAACCATGGGCTTATTTTGCCTGAAGTAATAGCGTGACATATTTTATTTTTATTACCATACCTAAGATAATCTTTGCTTTGTATACCTTCTATTTTTGACAATTCTATTGTAGTTTCTATACTTCTGTATAATGCATCCAATGCATTTTCATCTTTAAGATATTCAATCAGATATTTAGTATACGTATTATCACTACACCAATTGTCTAATTTTATTTGATTTTTGACTAACCAGTCTACAAATCTACTTATGTTTAATGCATTAATTTCTATACAATAACTGCCAAACTTTACAAATGCTATATAATATGCACTTTTTATAAAATCTTCATACGTTTTTTGTTTCTTGGTTGCCGTATTTTTTTTATAAAATTGAACCCAACACTGAAACCCTATTCTATTCCCGGCTTTATCTTTGTCTAGCCAACGATGTTTATATTCGCATATATGGTTGAGAACTGTGGATTTCTTTATAAAGGTTCTGCCACAAAATTCACAACCATATTTAGATTTAGAGATTTCCTCGGTCTCTTTCATATTGTTCAATATCAGTATCTGTTATTAATTGATTTAGTGTTTCAATATCCGAAATTTTCATATAAGGATATAGTTGACCCAATTGAACCTTTCTCTTTTGTTCTTTTACAAATTCTTTAGATATTTCGTTGATGCTATCAGTATCTGCTTTAGGATATATTTTTGAATAAAATTCTTTGATTTCTTTTTGAGTGGCAGTTTCTTTGTATTTAGATACCTTATCTCGTATATGCGGTATCCATTGGTGAAATTGTTTACCTAGGCCAGGGCTAATACAACATAGCATCATCCATTGCAATTTTGGATGACGTTGAACAAACTCTGAAAAAAGGTATGTGTTGGCATAAGTGTTTGTACTCATGACATAATATTTAGATATATTTTCACTACCTTTAATTGCGCTAGCCCAGTGAGTCAACATGAAAGGTACTATTTTCTTTTTCTGTTCGTCAGATAATGCATCATAATATGAATAGTCCTTTTTATCTAGCGCGGCAAGAACCTCGAATAAGTCAATATCCTGTTTTTCTATTTTCTCTTCTTTGGGGACATTTTTCTTAGAAGCCATAATTAAAATGTTTGTTTGTAGTCTACTATTTCACAATTTCTACTTATTTCTTTTACAAAATAAATGCATCTAGGTTTATTACCGTCATCTATAGGAACACATAAAAATTGACCATTTTTTAATCTAGGGGCGTACCAAGTTACATCATGATAAATGTCAATAATTTCAATTGGCAAAAAGTCTGGTCTAAATCCTGACAATGGATTAAACACAAATGCATTAAAACCTCGATCATTAATACTGGTCAACGGTAATGTTTCTAAATCACCGTGTTCTTTTTCTCCAATAAGTATTTGCCAATCGATCGGCATTTTTACAGTAGCATCACCAATACGCAATACTAATGCCGGCGAACTAAAACTTTCTAAGAAAATTAAAGGTATATAATGATAATCTACATTATGTGGATTGCTGTTATCCAAAATAGCAAATCTGAAATCTTCTACTTCTTCAGGAAGATTTTCTAAATTGTACTTTACATCATCTAGTAATAATATATTCATAGTTAAACTATATCACTTTTCTTTATACATTGCAATTTTTTAGGCTCATTTATAGTCAAGTTTTTCTATAGAAAAAGGATATTTAGCCTCTTTGTAATATGTTTTTCGTTGTGTTAAATGACGTTTGGCAAATTTACAATTTGAAGTAATATCCCATATGACTACTTCATCTTTATCTTCAGCCTTTCTAATACCTCGTCCAATACTTTGTATAACTCTAACAAAGCTTTTTCCGGGTTCCAAAAGAACCAAATTAAAAATACGAGGGATATTAATACCCACAGCGGCCACACCATAAGTCGCCACAATAATCTTTTTACTTGAAGTTGCAACCTCATCATATTCTTCTTTTCTTTCTGTTAATTTTGTTTCACCACTTACAAATACAGAATTAGGCAGTCTATCAATTAATGCCTTTCCTGCATTTACTCTATCAACAAGAATCAACGTGTTACCACTATCTTTTATTTTTAAAATCAAGTCCGCGATAGTATCAAGTCGTTTATCATTTTCTAA